CGTGACCATATACTTTAGAATAATTATTCATCAAAATGCCGCTACAATTCTAGCGTCTTGTATTTTTGGTATATAGCAAGGATTTGCAGATTTCATTACAATTTTAACAGCAAATGAAGCAAACTCATTTAAATTAGAAACAGTGTATTTGTGCTCTTTATACGATGATTGCGATTCAAACAATCCAGAAATCGCAGCTTCATTACTTGGCACAACTTCTATATCTGATAAACCAGTTTCATTAAATGCTATCCATTCGATATCATCAAAAATACTCTGAGAATTTACAGACTTAACTTTATAATAAACTTCAACATCACTGGATTCTGCCATATTAGCAGTTAATCTAACTTCAATTGTAGTTGCTGGATTTGCTAATGTAATTTCTTTTGTCACATATTTTGCTAGTGATGTGCTATTTTTAGAACTTATATCTGATGTATACACAATACCATCAGTATAATCAACTGCCGAAACTTCAACAAATCCAGGGACAGATTCATTTGTATCCGTAGAATTCTGCGGAGAAATATTTTGATGCCATAAATTATCACCGACTCTTATAATATCGGAAAGTTGATTTGCTCCGCCACTAGAAGAATTTCTACCAAAAGTAGAACCTTCTGCGAAAGAATAATAATCCTCATTTATTGGTGCTTTTTCTTCTAAAACAACTAATTGCTCAGTTTTTTCATCCCAAGATATAATTTTTCCATATATTTTATTTGCAAATCTATCAGTCAAATTCTCAAGATATACTTCAATTGAAGTATCTGGTGTAAAGTTTTGTGAAACTCTAGATACTCCTGATTGCGAAACTATTACATTCGTGAAAGATGATTGTACGCCAAATTCTAATAATTCTCCTGCTAAAAATAGACTACTATTTTTAATTTTTACATAAACTAGAGAACCAACTACTTTAATAATTTCTCCTCTACACTTAGAAGTTTTTCCAACTATACTTTGATTTACAGTTGGGAGTATTGCATCACCGCTAGAATTTGTTGGTAAGTTGGAAACATTAAATTTGTAGATTGGATAGAATGAAAGTAACTTATATCTTCTACCAAATCTGGTTTCATTTCCTTTTGGTTTATCAATTTGTGTAGAAATAACTTTTACTGATGAAGATCTCAAATCGATTACAGGAGATAAATTATTTACAGAAGTACTGAATGTAAATTTATAAATTAAAGAATTATCAATATTATTTTTTATTTCATTGAATTTAGAAGCAATGACTTTTTGATTAGTGAAGAAATGCTCTTCATTTAAAAATGTAGTTTCAAAATCAGTAGATTGATTATATGAAGCATATAAATTAGTTGATGAATCGCATGGGATTATATCAGTGGTTTTTACCTCAACATTGAATGGTGTTTGACTAAAAGAAAGATAACCTATTTGAGGATATAATTTTTCATATTTTCTATTATACGACGCCAAAACTTTTTCACCGCCACCAAAAGTAGAAGAACCAGCTCCTAATGTAGATGTTATATCGTAATAATTTAAACCACTATTTGAAACTTCAAATAAATTGGTAGTAATATAACTTCCTTCAATTCCACCAATATCTTCAACTTGCTTAAATGTAACAAACGATTTTCCAGAATCTTCAAAACCATTATTTTTATGAGAGACACGCACAATTCTATTATTATTTTTAAATAATAAAGAAGTTGCACTATCATTAGAAGAAGAATCAGTTTGTAGTGGATTGAAATCAAGTAACTCATATCCTAAATCTTCATTTGTTAATCTGATAGTTGCTGGAGTATTTGTAACAAAATTTGCTCTATACATAACAAATTTGATATCTTGATTCAAATCTTCTGTCCAAGTATCAACATTCTGTGATCTATAAACAGACCCAAGTAGAGGTTGTTGAGTAATGACTTGAGATGTAGCAATATCGGTTTCTCCAAGACGAGATGACCAAATTCTATAATCAATAGAATCTGTTTCTATACTTAGTGAATAATCAGTATTATTTTGCAAATAAACTGGATTATCAAATGTAAATCTGGTTGGGGAAATTGAATCAATAGTTTGACCGTCTTGCGGATCTACAGATACACCCATTCTTACTGCAGGAGTATCAATCTCTAAAATTGGTTCTATTACTGCTTCTCTACTAATAGATCCATTTGGACGTAAAATAATAGAAGGAGCATCAGTATAACCAGATCCTTGTAATAAAATATTGGTATCAAATACTTCTCCATTTGAAATATAAACATCAGCAGTAGCATTACTTCCACCTGGAAGTTGAGGACTTTGAATAATTAAATTTGCCGAATCATATCCTTCACCATAATCAGTGATTTTTAATCCAACAATTCTTCCAGAATCTTTTGCTATAGTAACAGTTAACTGAGTATTATTTAATGCGTTAAATTTGGTCAAAGAAGGAATTGAAAGATTTTCATTTGGAGAGAATTCTGCTCCAGATGAACTAATGTAATTAGAAAGTATTAAAGTGTATACTTGATCATCATTTAAAGTTACTGTATTTTGTAGAGAAGGTAAAAGTTTATTACTATTTTGATCTATTACTTCTTTAATAATACCTTTAACTCCAGAAGTAAATCCAGAAATTGTTTCTCCGATAGTCAATATTACAGTGCCACTGACATAAATTTTCAAGTAAGTATCTGAAGATTTTACAACTTCTGTTCCAGGAATAATGTGATTCCCTGGTTTGCCAGAATTAGTATCTGTTAAATAAATTCTGATAGGTAAAGTTTCACTTTTTTGAGCAAAGAATAAATCTACTCCAGTAACAAAACAACCACCCTCCATTTTTTCCACGCGGAATGTTTGTGATAATGGACTTGGTTTTGCTTGTGTACTAGCATTATCAATAAATTGAATTCCTTCCGATGCTTTTAAGAAAGATGGTATTGTTGAAATAATTGAGGCAGGTTGATTTGGGAATGTTCCAGTACAAAAATATTTACATTCAGCAAAACTTTCTACGGAACTATCATTCTTATCCTCTTCATTTGTTGTGAATCTAATAGTTTTAATACCAGTGGTGAATGATAACTCTTCTGAATCTGTGGATGTCTCATATGCTACGCTATTTAAGTCTCCAGTCCAAGAAGCATTTTGTAACGGTGCTTTTCCAGCAGGGAAAATTAACAATCCACTTGCATCTCCATTAGAATCAGTTACTATAGCAGAACCATCTTCTCTCGACCCAAATGTTCCTAATGAATTACCAGCAATACCAGTAAATCTTGTATCTTGACATACCCATCTAGCTACATTTTTTTTATCTATAAAAGCATAAAACTTTGTATTTGGTTTTAATCTTCTTAAATTAAATTTAATAACTCTAGATCTAGCAAATAATTGTATTGAAGATGCAACAACCGAATTACCGTTATTAACAGTGTTAATTCCTTTACCAATTTCATTATTTTGTGGGCTGATATTAGAACTAGTAAAAGTAGTTGCAGATACAACTGTAGATTGACTATTAGAAACAATATCATTTAAAGAAGATATATTATAAAATGCTCTATTAGTTCCAACCCAATTAGTAATATAAAAATTATTTAAACTAGCATATCCTTCTCTAGCATCTGATTTGTTTACAAATACTGAAAATACTTTAGTATCATTATTTAAAATAGATGGTGATGTTTTGTTGTCATACCAATGATCTACTGAAGGGGAAATAGAAAGATCTCCAACATATTGCACAACTACAAATGGATTTGGGTTAATTTTTCCATTTAAACTAGTTGCAAATTTGTTACCAATAAATTCTTGATTTGTGTATGGTAATGTGAGCACGTCTCCAGTCTTTTGATATCCAGAAACACTTCTTTGTTGTTTCGATGAGTCTATTTCAATTAAAGAGTATGAATTTTCTACTGTAGGAGCTGTTAAAATTGATTGTTGTGTATCAATTGAGCATTTATAATCTAATGATGCTAAATTGCCAACAGCATGATTTTCAAAGTTATCTACAATAATACCACACTTAAATCTATCCAATCCAATATCATCTTTAATTTGTGTATTGAAAGTTTGTTGTTCTAAAATACTTAGGGTAGTATAATATTCTAATCTTTCAATTCTTTTCTCTAGTTTACCAATATCTCTCATCGTATAACGACGATTATCAACTGGAGTTACACGCACGTCTTTTATATTTGCTGTGTAAGCTGGTATAAACAAATAATATAGAGCAATACAATCATCTGGAGATTCTGGTTTAGATGGATTTAATGATGAATTTCCTTTCTTAACTAAAAATTCTCCTTTTTTATTTAAGAAAATTCCATCAATTCTATCTAAGTATTGTTTGCTATTGAAAGAAATTGTAAAGTCTATATTATCATCATGAGCTGGTGTCGCTGATGGAATACCACCAGAACCATTAAATGATATAGTATTATTTGCTTCAAGTAAAGACTTATTCTGGAATCCAGTTATTAGTGAATTGACATCAACCTTTGGTCTGAAATCAATTACATCTCCCAAATAAATTCTTCCTAATGATGGAGAATTGAAATATGGAATATCAGAAACTGGGGTTCCAGTTAAAGTATATGAATCAATAGTTGAATAATCACCTTGAGAATGCTCGAAATAATTAAACACCACCACTACTTGACCTGTAGGAGCTTCGTATCCAGGTTTCAAAACTAATCTAGAAACATCATACATTGTGTCTCTTTGACCATCATCGAATGTAAATCTATCAGTTACATCATAACCTTCGATTACATTATTTTGGTCATCTAATACTGGTGGATTTGAAACAGATCCTTCAAAAACTTTTATGTCTTTCCCATATTCACCAAATGCATCTGAATATGAAATTATTTGAGCAGTTTTTTCATCATAATCATATCCTCTGAATGGTATGACCTTATCTCCAGAAGATATAACAACAATTCTTTTATTTCTAACTGGTGTTTTAGTTTTTGGAGAAGACTTATCAACTTCTATAGTCGCTGATAGTTTTAAAACCACATTTGAAGAAGATGATGCATCAGATCTAAATACCAGATTATCTAAGGTGATAGAAACACCTCCAGAAGATAAAGCAGAAACTTGATTTGGAGTGATATACATGATATCACCATTTTCCAAACCAGTATCGGAATTTCCTTTATCTAAAACTGTCAGTAGAAAATTACTTTCACTGAATCCTACAAATCTCTGTGTGCCAAATCTTAACTGAGCTGAAAAGGTAATTTGACCGCCAGAAGTGGAAGAAGTAGTAATAAAATCACGACGAATATAATATTTTATCTTAGTATCGTCACTATCCTGAATTAGACTACTTGCTGACTTGAATCCTAAAGGATATAATAGTGAAGAATTTTCTGGATTTGTAATTTTTGTTCTCTTTCTAGATACTACCGCATTATCCACATCTTGCTTCAGAGCAGTATCCAAATAAATTTGACCTCTTACTAATCCACTTGCAGAAGTAACATATTCAACAAGATGTCTTCTGACTACTCCTGTTTTATCAACAAATTGAATAATGTCACCAGGAAGTAAATCTACACTAGGATCTCCAGAGAAAGAATTACATGTCAAATATTTTTTACCAGCAGTTCCAAAAAATGTTGAGTTGGTTACATCTTTACTAGTAGAATACTTATCTGCAAATGTTTCTACATCAGCAGTAAATTTATTGGTATTGCCATCACCAAATTCAGAATAAAAAGATTTTACATTTTCATTTGTATATGTTAAAATAGTATTTTTAAATAAAACTGCTTTTACAGTAGATGATGTTGGTGGTGTGCCAGGGTCATAATTAACCATCACTTCTGGCACGGAAATATATTCGTCTTTTAAAGCTTTCCTATCTTTTATTTCTATACGAATTACTTTACCGCCAACAATAATTGGTTTTACTGTAGAAACATCAAAATCCTTACCACT